TATTTGCTAACCTTAAACAAACCCACCATGCACATTTATTAATTGTATTGTCTTTTGTATTGGTATATAGCAATGGTATCTCATTGTCTTCTTGAATAAATTTAAAAGTTTTACCTAGATAAACAAAAGTACAAATTGTTTTCCCAACATATTTATTTTGAATATAAAGTGCTTTTTGTTCATAATGATATGAATATGAATAAACAGAGTTAACAAGATCTATTGTTGTGTCTGTATAGTTTAATAAAACATGTCTCAGGTATGCTGCTTGTTTTCTTAATTCTAAATAAGTTGGAATACTTTCAAAAAAATTTGGATGAAATAAATTTAAAATTTCTCTCCAGTTTGCATAAACATATTCTTTCTCATCCTTACCCTGTGTTCTAAATTTTAGAGTGTCTAATAATTCAATAATTTGGTGTTTTTTAAAATCATATCTTCTTCTTAAAATGACATAAATAAGTGTTATTTGTTCCAAGCAATGTTGATATGTATTTTCTGCAAAAATTTGGCCTGATATATAATATGTTTTTTCATTAAATGGGTTTGTAATTAAAGAGAGAGATCCTGAGTTTACATTAAATACTCTACTTTTCGTAAGATTAAGCATTAATTGATCAGTGATACTTTCATTCATTGTTTCATTTTTTCTGTCAAAGCCCATATAAAGAATTCTTTTTTCAGAACAAATTTTTAAGTCATTATATAAGTTTTGAATTTCCATTGGGGCCATTTTTTCTCTTATTTTAAAATATTTGTTTATTTGTTCCAAATCTTTTGATAGTGAAATTTCACTTTTAATTTTTCTATTATCTAACAAAAAATTGGAAGGATTTAAAATTTTTTGGAGTAAAATTGCTGGGCTATTAACTAAATGAATCCAGTTTGGCTTATAAGGTGTTAAACAACCAATATTTACATTTGGGTTTTGAATATCTAAATTTTCTTGGATTGTAATATGTGTTAAATAATCATAAATCGTTGTTGCTGTTGCGTCAGCTCTAAGTAATATCTTTGTTGGGTTTTTAAATTCATATTGTGGTTGATTTAATGTTTCCTCTATTTTGAAATATAATTCCTTGATTGTAAATGAATTGGAAAGATCTTGTTCATTCATTTTTATTTCATCAACTTCTTTAAAATAAAAGCTATCATCAATAATAAATTTTGTACATTTATTTCTAACAAACCTGGAGATTCTCATTGTCATTCTAGTTCGAGAAACTTTTGTGTATGCTTCTATAAATGCCCGATCATAGAATTTAACTTTTAACCAATCACACAATTTCAATGAATTAATTGGCTTGATGAACCTATATTCTGGATTTTCTTCCCAAAATTTTTTTACAAATTCATAATCTAATCCAAAATTTTTTTTGAATGTTTTAATAATTGTATTTTGAGAATCATAAAGAAAATAAGGGGAATATAACATATTATCATACTCATTGTAATCCTGGGAAAATTTTTCAATATTTTTATTTTTATTTGCTAAAGTAAAAAGATTAATTATTTGTTGTCTATTTTTGTCTGTTCCAAAATTATAAAGCCTATAATTGTTTATATTTCCTTTACAATATAATGAAAATAAAGGAAATTGCTCAGGTAATCCAAACATTTCAATTGGTTCATTTCTGATATCTCTTTCTAAATAATTCTCCATACCGGGTAATAAAGAATAAGCTTCTGCTAGGCAATAATTATGTAATCGTTGAAATATTACACAAAAGGAAAGAGAACATCCCATTCTTAAACATTCACCAGATCTAGATAAAGCAGCTTCTGCATCACTTTTGTATGATGTACAAGGTAATGATAAGTTAATCTCTTTTGTTTTTTTAATTTTGGGGTATAACATTTGTCCATTAAAAGATAACAAAGAAACAAATTCCATAAAAAATGATTGACAACTTGTTTTTCTTGTGCTGTCATTATATCCATGAAATTTCATAAATAATTTATATAATGCTCGATAATCTTCTAATTCTTCCTGAAATTCAAAGCAAATTATTTGTACATAGTCGTCTGAATGTTCCATGTGAAATACTTTTAATTTGGTATCAGGATGAAGTAATTTCCATATTTTTTCCATATAATAATTACAACTTGAAGCTTTTAGAGATGAGGCATAATTGAACATTCCCTGAAGGAAATTTTGTGTACTTTTTAGTTGGGGTTTTTCCAAAGAGATTTTATTTTGATTGTAGATATTTGCTAGGTATTCATTCTTTGGGATTACTTTTTCTAATAATTCAATAGGAATATTTATTTTTTTGTCTGCCCACAAAGCAAATCCCGTTTTTAATAAGGTATACATCCCTGTTGGAATATAATCTTTTAAAACCTCACACATTGTTATAAATGAACCTAGTGTTTCTGCTGCAGACCATTTTGTACAATCACCGTTAACATATATCATTTTCAACTTATTTTGAGTACAATAATATGTCGCTTTATCAATTAATTGTTGCATCTCCAACATTTTTTTATCACCTGGTATTGAGATACATTCACTTGTACAACATTTACATAAATGATAAAAAAATTTTTCAATTACTCTTGCGTAAATCTTACCAGCAATATTTATTACATAAAATTCTCTTTTTGAACCATATTGGGCTTTAATACAAATATCTGCCTCTAACTCACCTTTTTCTTTCTTTAGATAGAAATCCAAAAATTCCTCTACTGTTGTTAATTCTTTGTGTTGTTCAAGAATATCTAATATTGTTTCCCAAACCTTTTGCCTTGATTTAACTTTGTAATGATTTGACATGTTATTTAGAATAAATTTTTTCTTCTCTTTTTCTGTTTTTT